TAAATGTTTCTGACATTGAATCACAAGAAGATTTGAACAACCGTGTTAAAGCGGCGACTTTCATTGGAACACTTCAAGCAGGTTATACTGATTTCCATTACTTGAGAGATGTATGGAAACGTACAACCGAAAAAGATGCTTTGATTGGAGTATCAATGACAGGTATCGGTTCAGGTGTTGTATTGGGTTATAACATGAAAGAAGCTGCTAAACTTGTTAAAGAAGAAAATGCAAGAGTCGCTGACTTGATTGGTATTAACAAATCAGCACGTACAACTACTGTAAAACCAGCAGGAACTACATCTTTGACATTGGGAACATCTTCAGGTATCCACGCATGGCACAACGACTATTATGTTCGCAGAGTTCGTGTAGGTAAGAACGAATCTATTTACCAATACTTAGCGATGAATCACCCTGAGTTGGTTGAAGATGAATATTTCCGTCCACATGACACGGCAGTTATTTCAGTTCCACAAAAAGCACCCGAAGGAGCAATTTTAAGAACAGAGTCACCTTTCCAATTGTTGGACCGTGTTAAGAAAATCACACAAGAGTGGGTTAAACCTGGTCACAGAACTGGTTCAAACAGTCACAACGTATCCGCAACAATCAGTTTAAAACCTGAAGATTGGGAATTAGCTGGTGAATGGATGTGGAATAACAGAGATTTCTATAATGGATTATCGGTATTGCCCTATAATGGGGGCAGTTATATTCAAGCACCTTTTGAGGATTGTACCAAAGAAGAATACAAAAGATTATTTTCTAAATTACAGTCAATTGACTTATCAAAAGTTGTTGAATTACAAGATGATACATCACTTTCAGATTCTGTCGCTTGCGGCGGGGGAGCGTGTGAAATTGTTTAATCAAAATAAAACTATTAATAATTTGGAAGGGGGAAGTCAAAAACTTCTCCCTTCTGATTTTTATATTGAAAATGGAATTTATGTGTTTACAAAAGAGTTTCATTTAAGGAGGGGTAGTTGTTGTGGTAATGGTTGTAGACATTGTCCTTTTTTTCCTGCTCACAAAAAAGGGAATACAACTATATTTATAGACAATGGCTAATGGTGTAACTTATGGTATTAATTTTCCTTTTAATGATTCATTAAAAGGGGATTACCTTTCTTTGTCTCAAAATCCTGACCAAGAAATAAGAAGTAATTTAATTCATTTGATTTTAACCCGAAAAGGTAGTAGATATTATTTACCTGATTTTGGTACTAAAATTTATGAATTTATTTTTGAACCATTAGACGGTGTAACATTTGAATCAATTAAAGATGATATTAGAGATAATGTAAGTAAGTATATTCCTAATTTAATTATTAATGATATTATTATTTTACCATATAATGAGTATGAATCAGTTGGAACTTTAAACACAGAAAATTTAGGAAATGGTGTTTATAGAGTTGCCGGTAGAAACACTTCAGAGTACACGGCTAAAATGAGAATTGATTACACAATCAGTGATAACGCTTTTCAAACAAAAGATTTCGTAATTATAAATATTTAACATAAATGGCTGAGAAAAGAATATCCTATACCGTCCGAGATTTTGCCGCTATAAGACAAGAACTTATTGATTATACTAGACAGTATTATCCTGACCTAATTGACAACTTCAATGACGCATCAATTTTTTCCGTTCTAATGGATTTAAACGCGGCCGTAACTGATAACCTACATTATCATATTGACAGAAGTATTCAAGAGACGGTTCTTGAATTTGCCAAACAAAGAAGTTCAATTTATAATATTGCAAGAACTTACGGTTTAAAAATACCCGGTAACAGACCATCAATCGCTGTTTGTGATGTTAGTATTAACGTACCAGTATTAGGTGATAGACCAAACCCTGATTATATGGGTGTATTAAAAGCCGGTTCACAATTTGTTGGTGCAGGTCAAACATTTGAAAATGTCAACGATATTAATTTTTCATCAGCATATAGTTCATCAGGTGAACCAAATCAAAAAGTAATACCAATTTTAGATGCGTCAAATAACATACAGAGTTATAATATTGTTAAAAGAGAAGTGTTAGTTAATGGTATTACAAAAGTATTTAAAAAAGTTATAACATCAGCTGACGCAACACCATTTTTAAGTTTATATTTACCTGAAAGAAATGTTATTAACGTATCATCAATAATTCAGAAAGATGGTATTACATATAATAATGTTCCATCATATCAAGAATTTTTAAGTCCTATTGGTAAATGGTATGAAGTATCAGCTTTGGCTGAAGACATGGTTTTTATACCTGACCCAGGAAAAACAACTGACCAATCAAACATTAAGGTTGGAAAATATATTAAAACAAGTAATAGATTTATTACTGAGTTTACACCTGAAAACTTTATGAAATTAACATTTGGTGGTGGTAATACATCTGCGGATGACCAATTAGCCAAATTTGCACAAACGGGTATTGTATTAAGAGTTAATGATTATCAGAACAATTTAAGTTTGGGTTACATACCAACACCAAATACAACTTTATTTATACAATATAGAGTTGGTGGTGGTCTTGAAAGTAACGTAGGTGTCAATGTTATTAATACCGTTGGTAATGTAATGTTTGATGTTAATGGTGCTTCGGTTGAAATTGCAAATGCGGTTAGAAACTCAATCCAATGTACAAACGTGACAGCAGCAATCGGGGGAGCAAATCCACCTTCAGTTGAAGAAGTTAGAAATTATGTAACATTTAACTTCTCGTCACAAAATAGAGCAGTTACAATTGGTGACTACTATTCAATCCTACAAAAGATGCCAGGTCAATTTGGTGTCCCAGCTAAGATTGGTATTTTGGAGAATAATAACAAAATTAATGTTATTGTTTTAACTCAGGATGTTAATGCAAAAATGACACAAAATGTTCCACAAGTATTAAAAACTAATATTGCATCTTATTTGTCAAATTATAGAATGATGAATGACTATGTTAGTGTTGACACTGGTAAAGTAATTGATTTGGCATTTGAGATTTATGTTACCATTGCTAAAAATACAAACCAAAATTCAATTATCTCTGATGTTGTAACAAAAGTTAATGATTATATGTTACCACAAAGAAGAGAATTTGGACAAGATGTTTTAATATCTGAAATTAAAAGCATCGTTCAAAACATTGAAGGTATTGTAAATATATCTGACGTAAAAGTATTCAACAGAGTTGGGGGTAAATACTCAAGTTCACAAACAGCTCAAAAATACGAAGATTCAACAACAAAACAAATTAAGTTGATTGACGATGTTATTTATGCTCAACCAACAGAATTTTACCAAATCAGATATTCAAATACTGATATCGGTGTCCGTGTGAAACAATAACCTTCACAAGGAAATTACTTCAACTATTTTTGTAAAATAAGAGATTAACTATTTATGAGAAAGAACAATTATGCCTAAAACTTATAGGATACGAACATCCGTTGGAAACAACACACAATCTGATAAAACAATCAAAGTACAAGTTGACCAAGATTTTGATTTTTTGGAAATTCTTTCTTTGAAACTTACTCAGTCAGATGTGTACAGAAGTTTTTGTTCTGACTATGGTGTTGTTGTTGGTCGTGTAATTGCAAATGGTGGATACGGTATTCCAAACGCTAAAGTGTCTGTGTTTGTACCGATTGATGCTGTTGACCAAAATGACCCTGTAATATCGGCACTATACCCATATAAAAATGTTACGGATAAAAACGAAGATGGTTATAGATATAACTTACTTCCATATACACCTTCCTATGAAGGACACGCTGCCACAGGAACATTTCCAACAAGAGATGATGTTTTAACAAGAACTGAAGTATTACAAATATATGAAAAATATTATAAGTACACCGTAAAAACAAATGAGTCGGGTGATTACATGATTGTAGGGGTTCCTTTAGGAAACCAACAAGTTATCTTAGATATGGACTTATCTGATATGGGTTGTTTTTCATTAAGACCAACAGATTTAGTTAGAATGAATCTTGGTAACTCAAAACAATTTAACGGTAACCAATTTAAAAGTTCAGTTGATTTAGCATCATTACCACAAATTGTTAACCAAAGAAAAAGTATTTCAGTTTCTTCTTTTTGGGGAACAGGAGATATTTGTGATGTTGGTATAACTAGAGTTGATTTTGATTTAAGAGATTCAAACATAACTATTGAACCCACTGCAACTTTTATGGGTTCAATCATGACATCAAATGATTCAGTTATGTTGAAAAACAATTGTAAACCAAGTTCAGAGCAAGGTGATTTATGTGGAATGGTTGCAGGACCTGGTAGAATTTTAGCCATAAGACAAACAATAAATGTTAACGCAAGTGGTGAACCAATATTGGAACAATACCAATTAGAACAAGGTGGTAAAGTAATTGATGAAAATGGCGCCTTTGTTGTTGATGTCCCAATGAATTTGGATTATGTAACCACAAATGAATTTGGTGAATTAATATTTTCAGACAACCCAAATATTGGTATTCCAACAAAAGGAAAATATAGATTTAAAGTTAAAACAGATGAAGGTGAAAAAGAAGTTGCCGCAATACAATCATCAGGTAGTCTCATTGGACCAAACTTATTAAATCTTTCAGCTTTCAATCCGAAAGGTAGTTTATTGCGTGGAAACTTTTTGGTTCCAAATATTAAAGAATATGGATGGAGTGGAACTACAACTACCAACTCAATTGACCCATCATCACTTAGCATATACAACAAAAAGAAAAAAATAACATTTGGTGATAATACCAAACTGATTGAAAGCCAAACTTTTACCGCATCTGAATTAGGTGGAAAAAGGTCTTTATTACTCAGCTCAATTACTGGTGAATATAAAAGTGTGTCTTATAAAATTAATAATGTTGTTGATAATTCCAAATGGGTTGATTTACCTAACGGAAATGAAACATTAGAAATTACGGTTGAAAAGAAAACAACAACAACGGTTATAAACGGTGTTGTAACTGAAACTCCACAAACAATAATACTTAATTTTAACAATTACAATTATAATTTTTCCCAATTTCAAAGGTCATATGCATTTTCTTTAGATTGGGATGATTATTCTGATAAAACAGCTGCAATAAGTTGTCAAGATTTTTTTTATGAATTTAATTACAATAAAGTCTATACAACCGCACAACTAATTGACGAGTATAGGAAAGGAACAAATAGAAGCCGATTCTTATCCATTAAAGAAATATTAGACAGAAGTTGTGATTCAGAAGTAAATAAATTCCCAATTAATGACGGAGTAAGAAACTTTGACCTTTTATATTTTATAGTTTCAATATTCTTTCAAATATTTGGAATTATTGGAGCTTTACTTATTATCGTATATCATATTGTTAAATTTTTATGGAATAATTTTGCACCAATATTGTTAACTGCATTTATTACATTGTCAATCTATAACGCATCACAAGAAGTTATAGCTGCGTTTGCAGCAATTACTGGTTCGGCATTAAGTTTTGGGGCAACATTTTTATTAGCAGCACCATTTTTTGCAAAAGCTTTAGCTTGGACGGCAGCCGCAGTTACGGTAACACTTTTATTTAATAAAATTAAAAAATTTAAATTCCCTTCATTTAATTTACCAATGATAACATATCCTGATTGTTCAACATGTGATTGTGGAACAACAGGTAATAACAATTTTGCGGTAGACACATTAGGTAATGGTGATGTAAATTCTTCACCAATGGCGGATGTAAATCTACCAGGTGCTTATGTATCATTTACAGGTGATGACATAGTATCAATTAAGAAAAATTCAGGATATGGCGAGGTAATGGCGGGTAATGATACATCTGATACCAAAAACTTTGCACGTACACCATTTTATACTAACTCATTAAATGAATACTTTTGGAGTAAAAACGAATTACCAATTCCCGAAAGAATTAATTTGTATAATACAAAAGGACATTATTTTACAAATTTACCAGGTGGTGGTTCAAACAGAGTTAAGATTTATCCAAATTATGTTAACAATAATATTTCAGTAACATCAACACCAACACCTGAGTACGCATATTATGAAGACCAACCAATTGTTTTTTTAGTTGACTCAAACTCATTAACAACATTCCAAACTGGTAATTTAATATCGTTTGTAAATTTATCAGAAACTTACGATGTCAATATTTTAAGCGCGTCAACAGTACAAAATGGTTTAAATAATTATTCTGTTACAGGAGTAACAACTCCATCAGGACTTACATCGGTTAATATTAATTATGCAAACCCTGATGGTAGTGGAATTGTTACAAAAACATTTAGTGTTAACCAAACATTATATAATGATGGTATTGGTAGTTACACATTCCCATCTGATATTGAATACCACCAAGTGGTTACAGCTACAACAGTAGGTGATATACAAAATATTGTTAATTCAAAAACAAAAGATACCACATTATATAACAGTAGTTTTTACAATAGAATTATTAATAGTCAGATGACTGTTTATTTTGATAATGTTAAAGATAAAAATAATCATGTAATACCAACTGATTCATCTACCGTTAAACCATTAGAGTTAATTGAAAATTATAAAAATTTAGGGGTAATAATTTTAATGAAAGGTGTTGACCCGTATACAACAAGACAAAAAACCAAAATTGATATTTCAAAACCATTTGGTCTTGTTGATGGTTCTATGGTTGTTGAATCGGATTATAAATTAAATATACCAATCGCACCTAATTTAAATCTTCTTAGGTATGATTCATTGACAGATAATAATGTTTCATTATTTAATCAATCATATGTGTTTACACCATCTACTGGTAGTGGAACATTTAAGTACAGTGCTTATACAACACATAACCACTCACTTTATTCAAGTTTTGATTCTAACCATGACTCCGATAATACTACCGACCTAATTCATAACCCAATTGGTACTCAAATAAGTGGTTATTATGCCGCAGGAAATAGTGTACCATCAGGATATTGGGTAGGTCCTAATACATATGTTAGCAAACCAAACGGATATTATGTTAATGAGTATGTTGAGGGTGGTGGATTAATGGCTAGAATATGTAGCGGTTCTGAAACACCATATTTTCCAAATTGGTGTGGTGCTGGAAGTATTACATATAACACCAACGTGTATTCAACAGGTATTACACTTAATATGTCAACAAGTGATAAAATTATTATGAGGTCGGACAGATTACCACGTTCAAGTTCATTTGATGATAGATTTGTTTTTGCACAAAATAAAACATTTTCGGTATTTGTAATATCAGATAATGGTGCGTCTACAGAGATTCAAGGAAGTGTAAATTCCAACTCGGATTATACAACAAACAATGCTGTTGATTTTGAACAATCCTATGGTTCTGGTACCACATCAGTTATGAGTAGCTTTAGTTGTCCAACAATAGTACCACTAGGTGCTTACCAACAAACAGCGGGTAGTCAAATGACACTTAAACCAAAAACTGATTCTGTTTATTACACAGACGGAGATAAACAATACCCAATTATAATAAATGGATGTTATACTTTAGTTGCTAAAGAATTGGCAATCAGTGCGGATTTAAAATCATTTGCTGAATGGAAATCAAGATTCTTAATGGGTTTTGCTATTTGTAGAAATGTTTTTGGAATGACATTTACTAACAATTGGGTAAATGGTGTTTTATATATGCCAGGTTTTCAAAACGATAAAATATATCCTGGTATTCAAACTACAAACCCAACTTACCTTTATTGTAAAGAAAAAATTGTTTTCAAAGAAGAAAACAATTCATTTTTTTATCGTTCAAGTCCATTCAATGGAAATACTGGTACTTTTGTTGGAATGCAAAACACCCAAGTTGCTGATAATTTTGGTAACGTTCAATTCTTAGGTAATCCAACAACAGTTGTTGATTTAGGTCCAAAGGATAATATTATTAAAAACATTTGTGCCCAACCTGAATTTCAAGGTTACGTTGCCGATAGATTAAAGGCAACTTCATTTCAGGGTGTAAGTGATTTAATGCAATATTTTATAATTAGTAGATTAACAAATGCAGACTTTTTAGACAGATTATTAAGTTTGGGTGATTCATCAATTAGTGAATTATTTAGTAGACCTGCACAAAAAATTGATGGTGATTTCGCACAATTAAACAGTATTAATAATGAAATTGGTGTTATACCATTTTCACCTGAATCGTATAGTCAAAATCAATTATTTTATGGGGCAACACCAAAACCTGTGGTTGGTGTATTTTTTAGTTCAGACACTGTTACAAGAGATTATATTTCACCTGGTCGTGAGATATTCATAGACACATCAACAAAATTTGGTTATAACACTTTTGGACACAAAACTCAAGTAGTCCCAATGTACAAATGGCGTATTGAACAAAACGGTACCAGTCCGAGTATTTTTGGAGGTGAAAAAAATAATTGGGTAACATCAGGAACTATTTACACAACACCATATCAAGGAATTGATAGGTTAAATGATAGTACTTATTTTCCAAGTTTCCTTAAACACCCAACAGGTCAAAGACCTGGTTATATCTACAGTTCGTTAGAATCAAAAGACTCTAATGGAAATGTAACAGGATTTACTTATGATGGATTTTTTAAATTACCTGAAAATAGAGTTGTGGTTGGTGCTCCGTATCATTTTTATTTTGGATTAAAAAAAGGTAAGACTGCTTTTGACATATTTTTAACTAAAAATCTAATTAATATATAATGAGCAATATTCAAAATGATATAACAATTATTAAAGGTAACCTTAGATATAAGGGAGCTTCTGAAAGATTAATATCTTTACCTGTTGAATTTGTTGGTGACCGAAAAGAGTTGATAGATTCGGACAGAATCAGTAATATAAACGCCGCGGAGCAGACTGATGTTGAAAGACAAACGTCAACAACATTTAGAATAGGTGGAAAAATATCAAACATATTCTCAAATATAATTTCAGGTACTACAGATTATAATGGGTATAAGAATTTTTTATATTTAACAAACGCATTATCAGTTGTTAGTAGTAATCAAATATTATTTAATAATTTTGAAAGAGTTCCCGATACATTTGGTTTAAAATGGGGTGGACTTCCTCAGTATAATGAATTTAATTTTATTAGGAACGACGTTGAAAATCCACACAATGTTTTACAACCACAAAGTGCCTCAACATATAATTGGGGCGTGTATTTGAGTTATCCATTTTCATCAGATACTCAACAAAAAATGTCATACGTTGATAAACAAATTAATGGAACACCATTAAGTTTTGTGGTATCAGATGGTATACCTTTTACAATTATCAATACCGTTCAGAACGGAGCCAATTATATCACATTTAGATGTGCTGGCAATCACAATCTAACCGAATACCAATACGTTGAGTTATCAATTAACTATAATGGTAATAATTTGTTTAGGGTTGATTTATTAGGTGAACAAGGATATAATAACACCAACACAAGTTTTTCAATTGTAAATCCCGGATATACAGGTACAACGTTTGTAAACGGAGTTTCGGGAACATTTAAAAGAATCGGTGATATATCAAACTCAGGTGAAAGTAAATCAAGATATTATGTTAGACTACATAAAATTTTAACAAATGAAAATGAATCAGATGTTTCTAAAATGGGTTTTGAACACATACCATTTTCAAACCAACAAAAAGTTGAATATTCGGCACTAACACCAAATCTACAACAGAGAGTTTCAATTAAAGAAAACTCACAATCATATAGTTTTACGTTTAAAAAAGATTTAAATATTAATGGAATGGTTGATAACAATATGAAACCAATTACGGATGTATTTGTAACAATTATAAATAAAGGTTATTATGGTTGGTTTAACAAACCAAATGATACCAATATATACGCACTTCAAAAAGGTTGGTCATTTAATTTCCATTCAGATAGCTTGGATGATTGGTGGGTAACAAATAATAATAACAATTTGGTTAAGGTACCTGTTAGTTCATATAATAAAATATCTAATGGTAACACATATACTTTCTTTTATAATCAACCACTAAAAATTAATGATATTTTATCAGGTGATTTTTGTGAATATAATGATATTGAACAGATGGAATATGTAGTATCAAACTGTAAACATAAGATTACATTTAATGATAAATTATATGCAACACAAATGTTACCAAGCAATAACCCGCCTGGTTATTTTTATAACCCGCATAATTCAGTTAAGTTAAGAGATTTTGCTGATTCGGTAAGTGGTGCTGTAGGTCAAAATGTTAACACAAGACCATCATGGGCATATTTTTCACAAAACCTTAATACTTGGTTATGGAGAACAATTTTAGATTATGGAGTGTTTCAAAATGGTCAAGGTGTTGACTATCCATTTTTAAATGATGCTCATTATCCGTTCTCACAGATATTGTTTACACAATCAACACCATATAGTAACATAAACCAATCAGTTGCGGTAACCGCTCAACCAATCAAAGATTTGTGTGAATAATTTTAGACTAAGATATAACCCGATTCAAAATGTAAATACTGATATTGATTTGGCTTTACAGACACCCATTTTAACAACTTGGGATTTAAATGGTGTTAACGAAAGCATTGAAGTTTTTGAAAACGAAATAATTCAAAAAGCAATCAACCCAATTGATAATTTTGAAACTATAAGATATTCACATGCACGTTGGGCTCCTCAGATTATTAATGTTGACCCAAAAACAAGTACCCATTATAATTTTTATTTTTATTCTGCAACTACGGATTCATCAATAACGGCAACAACAACCAATACGCCATGGGTAACCGATTACAGAGCAAATGGATTTACAAGTAGACAGATTTATTACAATGATAATGTTTTTTCAAAATCTTATTTTAAATTAGATTTTTATGATTCTAAAAAAAGTACATCACAACAAAATTTATTAACAATAATAATTCCAACACAACAAGGTTTAACAACATCTACAACTATTGGACTAAACACGGTTGCGATTAGAAAACCTGAATATCAGTTAAACTTCACTGGTGATAAAGAAGGATATTTTGTTTATTGGTTAAAGTCACCTGAATTCTTCAACCCACAAATTGACACCCTATACATGTCGGCAAAATTTTATGATGCTAATATTGGTGGATTTAAAAGAATGATGAACTCACCACAAGGAACAATGCCTGACAAATTTAACTTTTCACAAGAAATATATTTCTACTATACACTTAAGTTAAATTACAGTGATTATACCTATGAGGTATTCCTAAATAACGAACTAAACGCCATGAAAAAAGTAGGTACTGATTATAGTCCTATTAAATGGTATGAATATGTTAACCCATGAACACAGAACAATATAACATAGTAGTTTCACAAGAATTTTTAGAGTCGGCCAAGGTTGAAGTTTACGTACCATATCCTGATGGTGGTGGTAGAAATGAACCAGCTTGGACGGGATTAACTTATTTATTATCGGGTGGAACAAATGGTACTTCGGTATTAACAGGACTAACAATACCCATTATGTTTAAACAGACGTATAAGGATATTGGATATTACTCAGGTTTTGATGGTGCAATATATCAAAAAGATATTAATAATAACTTTGTTTATAGTGGTGTAACGGGTAATTCCGCATACACATTATATCTTTACAATACTTCACAACTTTTATCACAAGATATTATATATAATGTTGATTGGGGTGATAACCAACCTGTTGAAACAATTACAAAAATTTATCCTGATTATATTTCACACGATTATCCAACACTAACAAATGGAGAATCAAAAATTTATAATGTTAGTTTGAGTGGTGTGGCAGCTTGGGGTACAACAGTTACAACAAAAAAAATAACAATGCCTTATACTGAAATCAGTTTTAACAATCCCGAAGGTGAGTATTACTTTGTACCACGTGATGGTTATTGGTCAGGAACACCTATTTCATATAAATGGATATTCACAGGAGATAGTGAAAATAATGTCCAAGCGCAAATATCTTCAAACTATACTACAATACCATTTTTAGTATCAGGATTTACAAGTTCAAAACTAACACAATTAAAACAATATGGTCCAAATCCGTATATTGAAGGTGTACCAGTAATTCAAAAAAATGAGATTGTTGGGTATGTGAAAAATTTAGGACCTGATTATACGGGGTATACTTATTTGAATACTTTGTATTATGACTTCCCACAAGGATATACATTATTCATTGCAAACTCATCAGGACTAACAGAAAACAACATAACACCAGTTCCAATTGTAAAAGAAGAAATATTAATTGGTATGGTAAACGCTACAGAAATACAATCAAATGTATTTATAGATAGGGGTAAATTATCAGGAACGGAAAGCTTACTTAGATTAGGTGAAATTGACAATCTTGGAGACCTCATAAAATACGGATATGGATATTTTAAACTAACAGAACAATAAAATGGCACTAGGAACATATGGTATAACTCGCCCAGCCGACATGGCACCTGAAGATGTAGAAATCATCATGGTGTATACTCCGTCACGAGATTACACTTCAACACCAATTATTAAGAAACTTAACTCATCTCAAATATTAACACCCTACTTCAATAATGCAAGTACAGGTGGTAATACAAATGAAATATTGGGGGGTCTTTATAATTTAAAATTACCGGCAAACGAATTTAATAAAATAGGTATCTATACATTAATGATTAGACCTGCTCAAATCAGAACAACATTAACTGATTGTGGTGTATTATCGGCATTACCAAATGTAAAAGGTGTTGTTATTGATACCAATAACGTACCTTCGGCATTTAGAAATAGATTTGTATCACAAGGTTTAGTTGGTTATCGTGTAGAATATTTAAACACAGATGGTACAAAGATACCAAATTTTTATAGAATAATAACTTCATCGTTCTTTGTTGATACTGTTGTTAGTAACCCAGCTGCGGGAAATACAAACTCAGTTAGATATAGATATATTGATTCACCAAGCGCAAGAAATTTAGTTTTTGCAACTGTATCACCATCAAGTGCTCCATCAAACAACCCAAACGCAGTTCCTTACATTGGACAGCCAGGACAACAAGTTATTTTAACGAATACATTCTTTAACCCATTTACAGTTGAAATTGAAATGGCTGAATACGACTTAAACAGTGTAGCAATTGCTCTTTATGGTAATCAGACCAAAGCAATTGATACTGGATTATACACTATCTACGACTCAGATAATAGAATTTACAAACAATACAACTTGTTTGAAATTAGAAGTGACTTTAACGACTTGTTATATGAAGTTCGTCAAGATAGAAATAATAACATTGACTTTAGTGTTAGTTTTGACAACATCATACCATAATGAGTAAAATAGTTATTCCTAATACTGGCGCAGGTTTTATTAATCCCAACGAAGATTTAGTTGGATTTCAGTCTACGCAAGGTGGTGGATTAACAAATACAAACTTTGTATGGAATTACGGTGTTGTTGAAAAAATTGATAAAGACTACCAAGCAGGTGTTTTTTCAAATCCAATTACATTAGACGATTTAAATGTTAATATAGAAGAAGCAAAAAAAGCTTTATCGGTTGACCTTAAGGTATATCCATCTTATGACTTAACTGAGGTAACCAACTTTACATTATACGGCTCGTTAACCAAAAGATTTTCAGCATCTATAACACAAATCATTAATTTCTTTCCTGCCGCAATTGAAGTTGATGAAGTTTATTTTGACTATAGTACTGCAAATACTGCAACCAATATTGTTTATAATAAAAACGAAAATACAACAAGTTTTGACGTTGACGTATCAAGAGTTAAAAATATTTTTGATATTGATTTTTCACAAAACGCGGCAAGAAACATAGCTCTTAGACCAACACCTGTTAGTCCATTAAGAGACATGACAAATTTATATAATGACTATTCATTGTTTATTGGAACGGGTTCAACTGAATATCCTTTCCTATTGTTTACACCTTCAAGTTCTATAAATTCAGGTACATTATCAATTACAGTTAGTGGAAATCCTTTTTTAGGGGTTTCAACCACAACAAAAACATTAGTAATGAGACCCAACAAACAAAAAACCGAAATGGTTTTTGAAAATGATTTTGATGAAGTACAAAAATTTTTATTAAATAGATTTATTGTACCAAAATATACCGCACAGTTTAAACTTCCAAAACAAACTGACAATGGAACATTCTATACATCATATGTATTTTTAACTTGGCCGTTATTAGGTGTTTGGAATTTAGATATTATAACCACCGCCTATGACGCTTATCTACAAACACTAAGTTCTTATGGGGAACAGTTAGATACTTTTAAAACTAATTTAATTAGTAGATTTTTAACAACAGACGCTTTTCACGAATTTGATACCAAAGACCAAAAAGTTGATAAGGTATTACAAATATACGGTAGAAGTTTTGATGAAACAAAAGTTTTCATTGATTCACTAGCAACAATGACATCAGTTGGATATGTTCCCGAAAATGATATTCCATCTGCGTTGTTAATTTATTTGGCTAGAACATTAGGTTGGGATACAGAAATTTCACCAATAGCCAATGAAGATTTTTTAACAGCAATTTACGGGGTTAAAAACAAATCAATTTATGAAGGTTGGACAAGAGACCAAACACCATCCGAATTAAACTTTGAATATTATAGAAGATTAATTTTAAATGCATCACATTTATTCCGTTCAAAAGGAACAAGAAAATCTGTTGAATTTTTAATGAGAACAATTGGTGCACCTGACGCTTTGGTTGAATTTAATGAAACAATTTATACCGCTGACAGAAAATTAAAGTATAGTGATTTCTTAACCCAATACATTCAAATTTCAGGCGGAACATACGTTCAACAATTACCGGGTTATTTACCTGGTTCTGAATATAAAATTAAAGGTATAACATATAGTGCGTTTACAACAAACTTAGCCTCAACTGCGTCCAACTACTCAATAACCGATTATCCAATTAATAAAGACGGATATCCAAAAACACCTGACCAAACAACAAACTTCTTTTTTCAACAAGGACAAGGTTGGTACGAACAGAATTCATTCCACGTTAGTGAAAACGTTGTACAAGTCTCAACGTTAACATTTACAGGAACTAGCCCAAACACACAAGTAACACAATTAGCACCGTCATTTGGACAACAATTTTTACAAAGATACAGAAACTTCCCAAACATGGGTAGTTTAGGTTATAATATTACATCTTACAAAGATAATGAAAAATCATTGGCCAATGAGTCAACACCAACATCATTAAATAACAGTTTAACATTAAACGTTAAAAATGTTGATTTATTTTTAAATGTTGGACAAGGTATTACTTATGATGTGTGGTCACAATCTAATGAATATGATTATCCAATTCCTTATACAGGATTAACCGCACCATATCCATCACCAGGAAATATTGATTGGACCGTAATTAACCCACAACCACAAACAAAAACATTCGCCGAGTTTGCTCAATCATTTTACCATAACATGATTAATGTTAGAAACAGATGGTTTACAAACGATGGAAAATCTTCAGGATATCCAACACTTCAATTAGTGTATTGGAATTATTTACAGTCATTAGAATTGGCTGGAGTTGATACGTCAAAATACACATATCAAAAAATGATTGACTACTCAATTGGTATTGGTGATTATTGGACAAAATTAGTAGAACAAGTTATACCATCGTCAACAATTTGGAATGGCGGAATAAAATATGAAAACTCAGCATTCCACAGACAAAAGTATGTTTACAGAAGACAAAGAGGTTGTCAGTTCATTGCGGTACCATGTGTACCTTGTACAGCAAACGGTGTTCTATATGCTTACGATTGTATTGATGAAACAATATCAGGGGCAACAATTCCTTGGAGTGGAACAAGCTCAACAATTGAATCTTTCTCAGATGCTTTATACACTGCGTTAAATGGTGTTGTTGCAACACAAGGATATCAATTACAAAATTGTGACCTTAATTCAATAACATCAGTTTGGTATATTGATTTAAGATTAGATGATACAATATTAGTACAACAACCATTCTTTACAGGGTACGGAATAACAGGGGTACCAACAGAACAACAATGGATTGACGGATTGGATACTTACTTATCAACTATTTACCAATATGGATTAAACTATAATGTTAATTCAGAAAGAATTATAATATCAAACTCAGGTTGTATGGAATTATTTAAAAACAAAACGCTCACTCTTAATGTAGGGATAAATGCAACAATTTCTTGTGGATAATGGCTAATTTTTTATATCAGTTTTCGGTAACAGGTGATTGTTCAAATAATGGTAGTGGAGCTATTAATATATCTCTTTCGGGGGGTGTTGAACCATATACTATTGATTGGGTAAATCCAAATATTGGAACAGGAAGCTACAAGACGGGATTAAATGCCGGTGTTTATATTGTAAGAGCTAATGATGCTTTAGGTGATGTTAATAATGAATTTTATATTAACATGATTGTATCAAGTGGTGGATGTTTAAGTGTTAGTTCAGTTAGTGCGACCACTTGTGGACAAAACAATGGAACAATAACTATTAGCGGTGCGTCAACAGCATACCCAATTACTATTAATTTATATTCGGGTAATACAGTTGTACAATCAGCGATTACAACAAATGGTAATGTTACTTTTATAAATTTGGCCGCTGGTGTTTATAGAACTTATTATGAAGATTATGGTGGTTGTTCAGGATATTCTGAATCTGTAATTGTAAATTCATCAACACCTGTTGATTATGGATTTTTTATTGTTAATGATACAAATTGTTTTGGTGCCACAGGTAAATTACAAATTACGGGATTAACAGGTTCAGTGCCATTCACATATCTTTGGAGTAACGGTTCAACAGGAACAACAATAACTGGATTAACAGCATCAACTTACAGTGTAACTGTAACTGATTCAGGAGGATGTAGTGTGACTAAATCTGTTGAAGTTAAAAAAGCCAACCCATTACAAATAGTATCTTTCCAAACAGTTAGCCCAAGTTGTTTTGCAGCAGATGGTTCGGTAAATCTTATAATAACTGGCGGTACAGGACCATTCTTTTATTCAGGAACCAATGGGACGACTTTAATAAGTTACGCAACCAATTTAACATTTACAGGATTTACACCTGGAACTGCAATTTTTACTGTAACGGACTCAACACTATGTTCAGTAACAGGTAGTACATATTTACAAGCCGATGCTGGTTTTTCAGTAGTATCAATTTCAACACAAAATTCAACGTGTTCAGCAAGTGGTGGAACAATTTCAATTAACGTGGTTGGTAATGGACCATTTACATATACGTTAGTTAAACCTGATTCAAGTACTGAATCTTTTACAACAAATTTAACAACTCAAAATTATAATGATTTAGACTCGGGTGATTATACAATAATCATTACTAATACCAATGGTTGTGTATTCACACAAGATGTCACTTTATACACAACAGATAAATTTAGTTTAACAACAATACTTTCAGGTACTACTTGTGGACAAAATAACGGTTCATGTTATTTAGAAGTTGGTACCGGATACACAGGTGTGTTGGATATGATTTTAACTAAAAATAATGTACCTGTAATTCAATACATTGATGTACCACAATCCGCAGTTACATTTAATGGGTTATCATCAGGTAGTTATACTCTACAAGTTAGAGATGCCGACAACTGCTCGGTTTACCAATCATTTTCAATCAGTGCATCTAATTCATTGGACTTTGGAATGAGTAGTACTAGTTGTGGTGATAGTAATTCAGGTGGTACTATTAACGTAAGTGTATTTTCAGGTACACCACCATTCACATATAAATGGTCAGATAATGTTCCAATTAGTGAATCAGGACCAAGTATTTCAAATTTAACAGGTGGAACATATAGTTTAACAGTTTCGGATTCAAGTAATTGTGTTTTAACAAGAAGTGTTGTTGTACCATGTACACCTTTTATTAGTAACTACCAAGTTATACCAATTATTAGTAATGTATTTACAACTACTGTTAATAACAAAAGAGATTTTGAAACAATGGTTAATGAAGGGTTCTATGATTTAACAACAGGTAATACTAACTGTGTTTTATCTGCGGCAACTTACACGGCAACAATTGAAATTAGTGGTAATACATATCAACAAAGTTTTTACACGGGAACAACATTAACTGATGTGCCAACTGAATCAGAATGGGTGGATGCGTTGGAAGGTATATTATCGGGAATCACAGGTGTCGGAAGTTATACTGTTAATCCATCAACAAATACTGTTGAAGTAAAATCAGATTGTGATGGTAGTCAAAATACATTAAGTGATTCTGAATTTATTATGGGGTTAAGTATTAATTATAATATTAATTGTCAATCGTGATGTCATCAAGATTAACCATACAATCAATAACAGGAACGTCACCGTATAATTTTTACGTTTGTGACATATATGAAAATAATTGTTCTTTATTAGGGTCGGTATCAACTGATTCACCTGACCCAATTTTTATACTGCCAAGTTTATTTAATTTAGCACCTCAAATCATGATTAAAATGGTTGATGCTAATAATTGTGAGATTAAAAAAATATTAACATGTGACCTAAGTTGTAGTTTCCAAGTCATAATTAATACTGCGGAATGTACATTTTGTGTTGTTATTGAACCCGATTTAACATGTGGGTTTGCGCCATACATTGAAACAATTTAAAAAAATAAATTGTTCAACAATATTAAACTGATTTTAATTGTATTTATGTATTAACCGAGATAATAATTATGCCATCTTTAGATACTGTATCCATTTATATTGTAAATAACGCACCAGGTTGTTCAGACCTGACAGTTGAATCACAAGTAAGTTTTTCATCATGTGCCCAAACATATATAGTAAGGATTTCTAATCAATCTAATGCGGTAGGACCATTCAGTATTTACTCAGGTTCAACATCAGGAACACCTATAGTATCAGGGGTTACAAGAGTTAATATGGTTGCAGGTCAAAGTATCTTATTATACAATGCTGACCAAACAGGATGTGGTACACCAACTCCAACACCTACACCAACGGTTACTCCTACAATTACTCCTACACCTAGCACAACACCAGCCGCGGTACCTACAAGTACACCTACATCAACACCAACGGTTACTCCTACTAATACTGTAACACCGACTAACACCCCAACTAACACTGTTACACCAACACCAAGTATTACGCCAACTAACACGGTAACACCTACTAATACAGTTACTCCAACTAAAACTGTTACACCGAGTATAACGCCTACCAATACGGTTACTCCAACTAATACTGTCACACCAAGTATTACACCTACTAACACTGTTACACCTACTAACACAGTAACACCGACTAACACTGTTACACCAAGTATTACTCCAACCAATACTGTAACACCAACTAATACGGTTACTCCAAGTATTACACCGACTAACACAGTAACACCGACTAACACTGTTACACCAAGCGTTACTCCAACCAATACGGTTACTCCAAGTATTACACCTACTAATACGGTTACTCCTACAATTACAAGAACACCAACAAATACTCCAACACCAAGTATTACGCCAACCAACACGGTAACACCTACTAATACAGTTACTCCAACTAAAACTGTTACACCGAGTATTACACCAACTAACACTGTTACACCAAGTATAACACCAAGTATAACACCAACTAATACTGTTACTCCAACACCAAGTATAACACCAACTAATACCGTAACACCTACAAATACCGTGACACCAACCGTTACACAAACACCTACACCTAGCCCTGTATTACCACCAGCGTTGTTATTCATACAACCTGATGATGGAGGAGGTTCAATCTTTTCAGACATTAACTCTTATCTATTTACAACAGGTAATACTGCGTTCTATGGTTTTGATGGAGGTTCGGGACCAATTGGATTGGGAACTTTTGTTCCAACTACTGATATTGTAAATTGGATGTCAATGTATGCAACATCAGGTGTCACAGGTTTACCAACAGTTAGACAATTAACTTTAACATCAAACTTATTAGATGAATTTAATATACCTGCAGGTACTGTGCCAGCATCAGGAATCTATGGTAATGGAAATGCTTCACACGTTATTTTAGTACCAACAGTTACTTTGGTTGGATATGAAAAGAAAATAAATCAAGGAAACGCTAGTCCACCAACAACAGTATTGAACATGGATTCATCAATATACTATAATGGTGGTAATGCTATTATAAACTATAATGGACCTGTGTATTATAATGGAAATTATAGGATGTATTATGTTGGTCCAAACATGGGAGGATTATCAACATCTAACGCTTGGTATTATTCAGGAAATGAATATTCATTAACACCATAATAATTATATAAAAAAAATGAGTTTTCCTTATAAAAATCCCCTAAGTAGTATACAGTTAGCTGGACCAAATTCAGTACCTGTTGGTAAACCATACGGTAGTAATTTTAGTGTTCTACAAACAGGTGGATACATGGAGGTTTATAATTTGTCCGATTTAAATTGGACAACTAATAACGCTGTTGGTGCTATTGAATACTCAGGAAACACAATACCCATTCAATTTTCAAAAAGAACAATACCCGCATTACCTGATACATTAACTTTAAACTCGGATAATATTTCTTCGGGAAGAAGAAGATTGGGTATGTTGGTTTATGTTATTAATGACCAACAGACATATCAATACAACATACCAAACTATGATAGTTTATGGACATCAATTACTGGATTAACAGGTACTTCGGCGATTACACAAACCGCTTATGCAACTACAGTTAATACTCGTTCAGCAGCAGGTACCGCATTTATTAATTCTTGGACAGGTTCAACAATTGAAGGTGTATCAGGGGTAACAGCTTCTAACGCCAATTGGAGAATTTATAGAGGTGGTGGTGTTTCAATTACGGGTGGAACATACGACTCAGGAACAACAACATTAAATTTATACACATCAACAGGTGGCACAATTTCAATTACAGGATTTACATCTGGTGGTGGAGGTGGAACCACAGTCACAGGTGGTACATTTGACCATAATACCGCAACTTTAACAATTAATAGTAGTGATAATTCTTCTGTTAATATTTCAGGATTTACGGATGTTTATACCACAGGTGGAACCTTAAGTGGTGGAACACTTGTATTATTTAACTCAACAGGTGGAACTGTTAATATTTCAGGATTTACCGTATTAAACCATATTTTTTATGGTGAAACATCAAATTTAGATACTGGATTAAGAGTTATTGATACCGAACCTACGAGTGGGGTTACAGGAGTTTTTTATAATTATATTTTAACAAGTAATGATACTAATTACAGAGCGGGAACATTTACAATCATAACTGATAGAACAAATGTAGATTGGACTGAAGTGTGTACTTTAGATTTGGGTTATACTGATGATGTTGTATTAAGTGCAGATATTAATTCAGGATTAATTAGATTTTTGGGAACATTCCCAAGTAATGATTGGCAGTTGAATTATGTTAAAAATACTGTTGGTTCAACTTTTGTTAACCCACCACCATCGGCAACACCAACTCCGACACCAACACATACACCAACACCAACACCAAGTGTTACATCAACGGTTACTCCAACACCAACACCAAGTGTTACATCAACGGTTACTCCAACTAATACGGTTACACCAACCAATACGGTGACACCAACCAATACGGTAACACCAACGGTAACACCAACTAATACTCCAACGCCAAGTACAACACCTTATGTGTATGGTTGTTCTTATACATTAGGATATACGGGTAGTGGATTTACGGCACCTCCTACATATACTATTACATGGAATGATTACTATGGTAACCCAATGTCACATGAATTTACTGGTGATAACCAAGTACCTGGTTATACATTCTGTGCTCAGTGTGGTTCATTCTACAATGGTGGAAATGTTGATATCGTTATTGCGACTATTAATGCTTGTGGTTCATTACCGACACCAACACCTACAGATACTCAAACAAGTACTCCAACACCTACGGTAACTGAAACTCCTACAAACACTCCAACTGTAACACCAACAGTAACTCCGACTAACACAACAACACCAACTAATACAAGTACTCCAACACCTACACCAACTCATTCAACAAGTTCAGTAGTTAACATGACATTATTAGAAGTGGGTGGTGATGTTGTATTGTCAGGTGCGGGAACAATGAATTTAAGTTCGTTGACTAACGTACAACCATTTTTTAAACAGTCAGGTATTGTAC